GGGGCTGAGTATCTTGTTAAGGTATCATAATACTTAACAAATTGAGTTCGTATATCCCAAGGGAATATATGAATTGATTTCACATATTCTAAAATTTCCTGTATCGCAGCGAATTGATCTCCTTGGTCTATTTCTAGACTAGAACCATCTCTTCGCTTTCTGTTGATTTCGTCTATTATGTTCTGTATTGTTGTTGCCATAGTTTTGTGTCTAAGTTATTTATCTAAAAAATGTTGTTGTTGCGGCGAACTGTTCGTTAGCACCACCAACAGATGGACCAAATACTGTGAATGCAGTTAAATCATCTGGGTTCCATTGAAATTCAACATAAAAGTTCTGATTTCCCCCGACTTGAATTGAACTTGACGCTGTAAATCCCTCATTTTCTCCAGAAATAACTATCTCTGAAATACCAGCTTGTATTTTATTATCAGTATGATATCCTGCGCGTATTTTTATTGCTTTCGTTCCAGCTGGAACTGTCATAACTCCATAAGTACCATCTAATCCTACAACTGCATCCTGACTTATATATTCCCAAGATGGTGTTTCACTTCCTGCCACACAAGTCCCATCAACTGCATAACAACCATCAGCTAAACTAATCCCATTCGCAAAAGTAGAAGTAGCAGTTGAAGTCGTTACATTTAAAACCCCTGTTTCAAGTCCACTCATTATTGTAGAAGTTGCTCCTGTGTCGCCTACATATAAAGTTCCAGAGGCATAGATATTCTTCCACGCATACTCATAATAACCTAAATCATAAGTATTATTCGCCCACGGATAAAGATGAGATGTTGTTGCATTCCCAGTAAGTAATAACGAACTGCTTGAGTAAAGATTAGAATCTATTACACTTAAAATTGTAAGGGTATCCGCATAAGCATTACCAATATCAACATTACCGTCCATATTTAATCCAGCACCATAAATTGTGCCAGAAGCCATTATATCTTTCCAAGCTCCTCCATAACCACCCCAGTCAACCGAATTATTATTAAAAGCAAAGGTTGTAGATGCTACAGAGCCTATACCAACAGATCCAGTAATTGTAAGATTTCCTGCGAATGTAGAAGTAGATAATCCACTAACAATTAAATCAGCTCCAGTACCATAAAATGTTCCTGTTGCTCCTACATAAATCGTTCCTGATGCACCAAAATTACCAGAAGTATTTAACCAAGCAATCGGGTCAACGCCACCTGCCTGACCCCATATTGTAGAAGAAGCATTTAGCGTTTGAATGTATTGTGTTTCATCTACCCCGATAACTGATGATGCAATCGTGCATCCCTTTCCACAAGTTAATCCTGAGCTACCTGCCGCAAATGTAAAACTATTGCTTGGGGCTATTGGGTCTGACCAAGAAAGATAACCGCCAATATCTCTTATAAATCCAATTGTAGAAGTACCTGTGAATTTAAGCCCTGTATCAGGATTATATAAAGTGCTTGTTGCTTGTGTCTTTGTTCCAGAAATTGTTTGATTAGAGTCTAAATCAACAAAGCGTTCAAATATGAAATGAACATTTGTCATTGCAATAGATTCACCTGCTCCGTGCGGATAGGAATTACCAGATACAGTTGAAGTAGCTGAAGAGGTAAGAGATAATCCTCTATTACAATTGCCCCACCAATTTTGTGTTGTTGATGTTGTAAATTCCCAGCATTCAATAATTTCTACCCCATTTACCATTAAGTATGCAGGAAAGGAAGGATTTAATTCTTCCCCACTCGGAACTTTTGAAGATGTAACACGAAAAGAACTTGTTGTAGAATTATGAGATACAGCTAAAGATGTAGTGTAAAGCGAGTTGAGGCTATATCCTAAAGTATCGTCTATTTCTTCTTCGTTCTGTTGTGATAGTATATTATCATTTATCTCATTTAGCTTTACAACAATTGGTTCTAAATCAACACTATTACTTTTAATTGCAGGCACAATTAAGAATCCAACGAATGTAATTGCCACTCCTATTAAAAGTCCAACGAATATTTTGTCTTTTGTTAGCATACTCTTTAAAAATTAGATAATTTAATCTAAACTTATTTTCTTATTTTTTGCCCAAAATTTTATTATATCTATCAATGATTGACCATACATACTTATAGGTCGCCCAATATCATAAGATTTAAACATCTCATAATCAATATCTTGAACTATTGAAAAATCTTTAGAACTTGACACATATTCCTCATAAGTATCTTCTTCACAAAAATGGTGTAAGCGATTTGAGAAATCCAAGACATAAATCTTTACTCTTTCGTCTTCTTTTGGATGATTTGTACACATTAAAATTTTCATAATTCTTTTTTCTTTGGCTTTAATTATTAAATCATCTGGAATATCACGAACCGATATTGCTAAGCCGATATAACTATCAGGCGATAATTTACGAACATCTAAAGCATCATCTAAAAATCCCTCTTGTAAATCATAATTCCAATCTTTATCTATATCATTTATTAAGGTGAGATGATTCATTGCTCTTGTTTTAGATACAATTACCTCATCATTCCAGTTATCATTTAAAAAAACACCTGCAATAACTGGTCCGTGCTTTAAGGCTGAATGAATGGAATTTCTACTTAAATCTGTTAATCTTGATGATTTTCCCATCTTCCAATGCTTTCCCTCTTCTCTCATTTCATCTGTTATAAAATTCTTATTATGTATTCCTTTTTCGCCATACTTATAAATAGCATCATTTTGTGAAAAATTTTTATCTAAGCATTGTCCTACATCTCTTGATAATTTTAAGCATTCATTAACAGAAGTCCCTTTGCCTGGAGCGAAACCTAATAACGCATACCACATAGCCCAAGATGGTTTGATTAAACTTTCACTATTAAACCAAGAATGTTGTTGATTAAGCATTGAAATATGAAGAGGAACACACGACAAAAGATTCATCTGTTTTAAGATATTATCTTTATGTGCTAACGGACTATCTAAAATAGCTTCCATTCTACCAATAGGTTTTATATCTTCTTGTGGAGCAGAGCCAAAACAATCCTCATAAATTATATTACGAGAATCTGGTGGATCACATAATCCAGAACCATCTTTATATTGTGAGAATATCTTGTTTGTCATAACAATGATTTTATAAATAAATAAGAATAATAAACCGCCCTATATGATGCAAAAATAAACAAACCTATGAATATCAGTTTTAGAATCTGTGTTATTGATTTCATATTTATTTGAGTAATAGCATTACGATACTACTTAAAAAACCTATACAAATAACTGTAAGCACATACCATAATCTGGTATCCACTCTTTCTATCGCTAACTTCAAGTGCTGGAGGTGGTTATCTCTTATCTCATGCACATCTTTCTTTACGCTATTGATTTCAATCTCAACACCTTTTACCCTTTGGTATAATTCTACGTCTTTGTTTTCTTCTGACATATTTATTTAGTAAATAAAACCCACAACTTACGAAATAATCCAACACAAACCGTAAGGGTTGATGCAAGAACTGTTATCTGTTGAACGGCTAATACAATTATATTTATTATTTCGTTTAAAAGAGTTTCTGGTAAATCAACGTTTGTTGTTAATCTGACACCTGCGATTATGATAGGGATTAGTCCCAATAATAATCCCTTTACTGTAAGAGAAAGATTTTGACTATTTGACGAACTTCTTAAAACGTCATTGTATACTTTTTCCATATAAGTTTATTTTAGTGAATTAACACGATTTTAGTTCTACGATTCTTAATTTACCCTTTGGACTATCTTGTTTATTATTTTGTGCTGATTCAATACACTTATCTACTTGCTCCATTGAATAAAATACTGCTTTATTTGCGTGATGCCATACATTATCTGCTTCATCCAAAACCATATACTCCCTATTCTCTTCCCAGTGGAATTTAGGAGGTTCTTCGTTTTTTGGGTTCTGTAAATAACATTCTTTATTTGAACATTCAACACCCCATTTATTATCATCTACAAATTTATTCTCTCCCCCACATTGACAAATCGCCTTATGTCCGAGTTCTAAATGTAAGCGGGTTATCTCGCCCTCTCTTTGTAATCGTATCTCCCTTTCAGCTTTTATAAACTCCCGAACCTGCCCCAATGCAGTTAAGTCTTTTGTGTCGTGTTCCTCATTACTCTCCTTTTGTAAAATGTCTAATGCTTCTTGTAGTGTCATACTATTTTGTATTTTAGTGAATTAATTAAATTATTTAACATCTTCAGTTCGTGAGCCAAGTGAATCTAACTGATAATGGAAATCAACTTCAAATCCCCAAACATTACCAGTAAAAGTATCAGCCCCATCAGCCCCATCTCTTTTCATCGTACAGTTTATAAGTGGTGATAAAGAATCAAGAGCCGAGCCATCTATTTCAGCAAAGTCAGTAAGTGTGTGTTGATTTATTGTACCTCCGCCAGCGACTGTTGATGTTGAGAAATAGGTTTGAGTAAATATTCCATCTTCTTCTCCTAACCCACACTCTAAAACAAATACTATGTCATCTGTGTTGGTTGAATCAGGAGCCCAATGAACGTGCGGATGTAAGTTTGTACCATATTTATATGCGTGAGGTAATTGTGCTGTAAAATGAACTGCGTCTAAGGTTGTCGGAGCAAATAGATATGCGAATGTTGAACCCTGAAAATTAGTATAAACTGGTCTGCTTGTAACTGGATTTATTCTTGTACTCTCAAGCGGAACTCTTAAATCTGCCCAGTTTGTGCTTTTAATCGTGGAGCTTGTAGTTCCGTCGCCGACAATAATATCTTTATTTACTGCTACAAGATTTAAGTCATCATCCATTTCTAACATTCTTGACTGTGTATATACACCGAATACAAGTTCATTCTGACTAAACCATAAATAACCAACAGCGATTAGTGCTATTACACTTATTATTAGACTGATGATTATTAGTTTCTTCATATTTATTCTTCACAAGTTCCCGCAAAACAGGTTAAAGAAGTCCCGTCTATATAGCACGCCGTATCTGCTCCCTGTATATTTAATCCTTCAATACACAAAGTTCCAAGTGTATGCTTTACAGTTGATGTTGATGTTCCGCCATTACCTGCCTGAATTGTCCCACTCGCACTGACATTACCCGTTGAATCGACGTAAAATGTTCCGACGCCGTCGGAGAGTGTGTCGTTTAAAGCAAGTGTGGTATTTGTAAGTGTAGATGTCGCACTGCCATCGCCGACTGCGATGTTGCCATTCAGTACTTCTAACTTTTCACCTGGGTTTCTTGTTCCTACACCAACATATCCGTTTCCAAGAATAGTAAATGAATATACTCCACCCTCTTGTATTGAAAGCATTTCACCTCCACTGGATACACTAGCGTTTGTACTAATACGAAGTCCACCGCCTGCTGTTCTTGTAAGATTTGGATATACGGCACCATCTCGAAGCGTAATCCCGGTCGGAGAAACTTCAACGTGTGGAACATTGCTTCCGAATTGTGCTGTCCCGCTCGCACTTACATTGCCAGTTGAATCAACGTAGAAAGTTCCTACGCCATCTACATCTGAACCTGTGCCAGAAGATAGCGTGGTTGCATTTATTATTGCGTTTGAGCGTAGTGTTCCTGAGGCGAAGATGTCTTGCCACGCCAAGTCGTATTCGCCTATGTCGTAGGTGTCGTTTAGTGCTGGGTCTAGGTCGCCTGATGCACTTATTCCTGTGCTATAAATTGTGCCTGAGGCGTAGATATTCCTAACTGCACCATCGTAAAAACCTAAATCATAAGCATTATTGGTGGTAAAAGTCAGTGAATTGCCAAAAGACGAAGAAGCATTGCCTTGTGCGGACAATGTTCCGTGTGTTGTGATATTTCTAACTATCTTTGCCCCTAAAACATCATTACTTGTTGTTAGTGCTTTATATTCCGCAAGTTCTTCTGGTGTTCCCTTAAAATATTCCATCGCAAAAGTAGGAGAAACAATTAAGAATATCGCACATAAGATTACTGCAGTATCTTTAATTATTGATTTTAGTTTCATATTGTTTTATTTTTTAGGTTTTTTAGTCTTAGGAGCAATAACTTTTTTTGATTTTTTGATTATTTTAGCCATATAATTATTAAAATAATTTGTCCAATTTTCTCTTTTAAAATTTGTTTTAGCGTGGCAATTAAAACATAAACTAATCAAATTATTTTCTTTGTTATTTTTTTTATTATAATCTATATGATGAATACATAAGCCATATTTCAAATCTTTCTGTTTGTGTCCACATTCTTGACAAGTATAATTATCTCTTTGTTTAATTTTTAATTTTAACCTCTTGTTAAATCCACAAGAATATGGTTCAAAAGATATTCCACCTAACCAATTAGGATGATTTTTACCAGATATTTGGGGTCTTGGTTTTCCTTTTTGAGCTATACTTATTTTTCTTTTTATTTCTTCAGGGCAAGGTTTTCTTTTTTGCCCTCTACTTGAAAGGATTTTTCCTTTATTTGCTTTACTTATTTTTCTTTTTGTTTCTTCACTCATTGCTCCTCTTTTTTTTCCCGTATTCCAAGGGAGGTGTCCTTTTTTAAAACTTGTTTTATTACCTCCTTTCATCGCTTCACTCATCTTTCTTTTAGTTTCTTCTGTAAATTTCTTTCCTTTATGGGCTACACTTAATTTTTCTCTTTCTTTTGGGTCTGCAAATCTCTTAAAATTTGCCTTACTTATTTTTTCTTTCCATTCTTGAGTTAATTTTTTTCCTTTATGAGCCTCGCTAATTTTTCTTTTGTGTTCTTTTGTTTGTTTATATTTTTTTTTAAACATTTTCTCATTTATTTATTCCACATATAGACAGAGTTAAAACAGGAGAAGTTCCTTCTAGTTGTGAAATCTTTATCCAAATTTCATCTTCTCCTTCAAAACCTTCAACAAAATCAATTGTTTCCTTAAAATCAGCTGATACTACAAATTCTGCACCAACATAAATAGTAGAACCAATTCTAACCAAAATTTGAATTGCAAATTTTGTAATTGTTCCAGTATATGATGGATATATTCTTAGTATTTGCTTACTTGCCATTACTGTGAGTGCTGCTGGAGCATCTCCCCAAGCAGATGGGATATCTGCAGAACCTACAGCTCCATCTACCGCAGTTCTTGCACTACGATGTGTAACGATTAAACTTTTGCTTACTAACATATTAGATGGGCATCTATTTTATTCCTAGTCACCGCACATAATTTTATTTTATGTGCGGAATTAAGAATTAAAAAGCTAATTCTATGTTGAGGTTGCGTATTCTAATACTTCAAGTGTGTACCAAGAGGAAGCACTGAAACCACGACTTGCTGTTGAGGTTGTAGATAGAATTGAATTTCCACCGTCTGCATCTCCACTCCATAAACCACATAACACGTACTCATTATTTCTTACAAGTTCTACTGCGACATTTTGTCCAGCATTAGTAAATGTTGAACTTGAATATACGCCACTTGCTGTACTTGTTGCAATATACTTACCAAACAACGCCTCTGGGTCTGTGTTTAAAGCCCCGTGAATACCATTTGTTGTATGAAATGCAATTGTGGATGTTCCACAAGACAATCTCAATGTCCCCGAAGCTGTTGCATCTAACTTCAGTGTAAATCTATCCACTAGCCAGTCATTACCAGAGGTATTCTGAATTGACAAGAATGTAGAAGATGCTGTACCGATTGTTCCACGGAATACTCTATTAGATAACCAAAAGGTATCTTCAGAGCTATCGCTATCCTTTAGAGTTAAATCGTATAGTCCAGTGACATTTCTGTCTCCACCAGATTCTCCTGTATCACCTAATGAAGTATCACCTTGAACTTCACCATACAGCTTCTCTGCCACCAACTTTTCTACATTACTCCAAGAAAATCCCGCATCGGCTGCAACTACTACACCCACAAGAAACATACCAACTACTATTCCAGCGATTACGCCAGCAATAGGAAAATTGACTTGTTTACTTGCAATAATTTTCTTTTTCATAAGTTAATTTGACATCATTTATTAGATATTATTCTAGCTACCAGATCCATCACTGAATAACCATCCACGATAATCCTTTACACCGTGGTCAAACATCATACTAGCTCTGTATTGCATTTCCTGTGTTTTAACTTTATTGTTACTACCTCTTTTTGAGGCGGATATGTCATTTCTGCATATCTCTCTATGTCTCCATAGAGAACGGACTATCCCACAATCTACAACATTACTTGTTTAGATTTTCCGATTATAGTCTCTGAAGCTTCTCTTTAAAATAATTTGACCAATAATTACGATTTTTATTTACCTTAGCATTACAACTTCTGCACAAGGTTATAAGATTATGTTCATTACAATTATATTTATCATAATCAATGTGATGAACTCCTAATTTCTGAAAATAATCCTTTTCATTTACATTGCATTTTTGACAGATAAATTTATCTCTTCGTCTTATTCTTAATTTTAATCTATTATTGAATTCACAAGTATATGGCTCAAAAGACCTACCATCTATCCAATTACCAGCTTTATCTCTCAATCTTTTAGATGCTATTATCTTCATCTTTTCTCCCATACTTTTAGGCATTTTCTTGCCTTTATTCCAAGCAGTTTTGCCTTTTTGCCATTCACCCATTTTCGTTCTTGTTTCTGGAGAATTAAGATAACCTAATCTTTTTTTTCTTTCTAATCTTGATTTACTCATCTTTTCTCTTATCTCCTTTGAAAGTTTATGTCCCAATCCATTCTTATTTCCCATTAACTTTTTAGAGATTTTCTTTTTCTGTTCTTCTGACATCTTTTGATTTTTTTTCATATAAATATATTTTTTAATTATTATACTTATATTATACTGTATTTCTTGTGTTTTGTCAAATTATTTTAAAGAGCTTGCCTGCGGATTGTCTTTATTCTTTGAATTTTTACTGCATCTATTTTTAGATACGAGTATCAAAGACCTAACAAGAGTTTCCCGCAATTTACGGAATTTTCAATTATGCTTTCGCATAAAGGGTGCTATATTTTAACACAACGTTTGGACCTTGCATATTGATTGCTTCTGATTCTTTGTATTGCTGTCCGTGTTTATCATCAATGAATCTTGTATCTACTGCAGCCCAAGCAGTTGAAGATGACATATATACGAGTTCAACAAGTTCAAAATCATCAACAGCATTACCATCATTTGAAAAGGTTTGTGGTAATTTTCCTGCCTTAATCGCACCTTTAATTTCTTTAAAAGTGTGATAAGCTTCTCCACCTTTCTTTACAAAGATACGGTCAGCTTTAATATCTAGTGGATTCCCTTTTGGTGATAGAATCAACGACTGCGTTCTGTCTAATGCTTTTAGTGCATTATAACTTGCTGCAGGATTATAATTACTGCCATTATAGACAATATTATTGTTGTTTGTTCCACCATCCTCACGAGTATGTGATGAACTTCCCCAAGGTTGTCCATCTGCAGAGGTAACTGTCTTTGTGTAATTACCATTCGCATCTAATACTGAGTATGTACTACTGGCGTATTCATTGATTGTATCTGTAATCATCTTTTCTCTCTTGCGTAAACAAGTCTTTTTCAATTCATCAACAATTCCTTCCAGTTTTCTTTTTTTGATACCAAACTTCCCGTTTGTTACTATTCATACAAGTTTGACTTTAATTTTTTTGCTTTTTTTAAAATATATAATTTATGATATTTTGCGTGTTCTGATTGAGAAGAAAATAAATATAAATTTTTCAATCTGCTATCTTCCCTAATAAAATTTATATGATGAACAATTTCTTCTTTCTTTAAATATCTTTTAAGTTGGTTTTCAACAACCAAACGATGCTCCATTACATAACCACGACTATTACAATTTGGATGTTCTGGCACATATATCCACGTATATCCTTTTTTACTTTTATATTTGCCACCCGTCCACCAAGGGCTATCTTCTCTTTTTCTTGGGTCTCCAACTTTACGTGGTGTAATGTTATATTCAATTATCCAACGATGAACAGTCTTGAAGTCTTCATTTATTTCTTTTGCAATTTCTCTAAGAGATTTATTTTTTTTTGTGTATTCATTTATTAACCACTTTTTTGATTTCTTATCTCTACTCCCACCAAAACCTCTTTTTTTAATCTTTGCTTTTGCAAGCCATTGGTCAATTGTTTTTCTACTTGCACCGACAATGTCTGCAATAGCTCTACTTGGCAACTGTTCAATTATATATTTTTGATATAACCACTCTTTAGAGCGGTATTTTTGTGAAACATTTAGTATTTTTGGCATAATAGTTATTTAGTTATTATACCTTTATTCTACCAAATTTCCACATCTTTGTCAAACTTGTCAATGAACGATGTGGTCATTTCTGCCACATTCTGCATATTTCTATGCAGTCCAGACTATCCAATAATCTACAACATTATTTGTTTAGATTCCCTGATTATAGTCGTTGAAGCTCCCCTTTCGGGTTTGCCTGCGGATTGTCTACAACATTACTTGTTTAGATGTTCCCGCAATTTACAGGGTTGCAACTAAGTATTTCTACCTAGTGATGCCGATTAACATATGTTTGGTAACTGCGAGCATTTTCCCAAATTCAACTTGGGTAAATGTCTGGTCAAATCCTTGAACAGGACTCTCTGCTATTACTGACGCATTTTGTGTTATACGCCCAGCAAGACCTAAGTCAGAGATATCTGTCTCTTTTAGGTAGTAATCGGTCACACCAGTTTCAACATTACAAATCTTATTGAAATTCTCTGGTTCTTTATTGTCCCAACTACCCCACGCCTTTTGGATTGCGACATCTACTAAATCTGCCGCACTATTTAAATCCAATGGGATCATATTCTTTTAGCATCTTTTAATTATTTACCTTAGACATTCAACTGATTCATTGAACCAACATACATCACAAGTGCCTTTTTATCTGAAGCTGCTCCAACTGGTACAAGTTGTAAAAATACACCTTCTTTGGCAGCATTATCAGTTCCAGTATTATTTAATGTATCGTGGTCAGTTAAAACCATCCTTTGTAGATTATCATCTGCGGAACTATCATTAGTTAAGTCTGCTTCTAATATCATACCGTGAATAAGAGGTACTACCTCTACTGTTACATCTGCTGAAACTTGAATTGATTTCGCTACACCAAATAAGCCAGTATTTGCACTTGCTGGATAAGAAGCACTTGTAGCTCTCTCAAGTCCATTATTTGCAGTATCTCTTTGTAGAATATCACCAACTGCTACTGCCGCACCTGCTACCTTTGCAAGTTCAATACCAGCTGTGTCTATCTTAACTCCAGCACTATTTACAATTAAGAACATATTTTTCTTTTAGCATCTTTTAATTATTAGGCTGTTGCCTGCCCAGCAGGATTTATCACTCTAACGTGAACTTTTTTATCTGATGCAGCACCTATAATCTTAATCACTTCAAAAATATCCTTTGCTGATGTGCCATCTGTCCCATCATTATCAAGTGTGTCGTGGTCAGTTAGATGATACCTATGTCCTATCTGACTTGTTGCTGTGTCTGAATTACAATCAACTTCAAAAACTTGATTGTGTTGAAAGAATAAAACATCCACTTCTGTATCAGTAGCAGCTTTATCACCCACCACTACGCCAGCATAACAATCACTTCCGTGATTATCTGTATCTGATGTAGCTCGCTGGACATAGTTCTCACTTCTGTCCCAAGCTAATACATCACCGCCAACTAATGCTTGTGAAGTATTCTTGGCGATAGGAACGTGACTATCATCTTGAATAGACCCGACATTATTAATTCTTTGAAACATATTTATTTTGACATCTTTTATTTTTCCATATCCTCAATTTCTTCTTCCGAATAACCGCCATTTCTGAATACATCTTTTTGGTCGTTTGTAAACTTTCTTGCTTTAGGGGTATTTCCTTTGGCTTTACCTCCACCTGCACCACCAATAGTGGCTGTCTTATTCTTTTGGATTTTTGCCAATGTTCGTGCCTCAGAATCGTCTTTTTTAAAAACCCCCATTGCCTTTTCTAGTAAAGCACCAATCTTAATTGGATCTGTTGGCTTCTTAAAAAGATTAAACTCTTGCATTAATGCTCCCCACCTTTCATCATTTAAGTCATTTTTCTTTGCGAATTCTGGATGTTTTTCAATAAAAGATGCAACTTGTTGGTCTTGAACTTGTTTAAAAGTTAAACCAGCAACATCTTCTTTCTTAACATATCCAGAGTTTTGCATTATCTTCTCAATTGTTCTTGTTAAAGATTTGACTTCATTCTCTTTCCAACCCTCTTCTTCTGCAATTTCTTTCGCAATCTTATCTGCATCAATTACTTCTCCTTTGTCTTTTTTATCTTCAACTTTATCTTCAATTGTTCTCTTTAAGTCTGCATTTTCTCTTGACTTTTTATGATAATCGGGTAAAAGTTTATCGTATTGCGATGCTTTCCATCGCAATTCATTCTCATCTTCTTTTTCAACCTCTTCCTCTTCCTCTTCTTCTTCTTCTTTCTCAACAAGCTCTTCTGCCCCCTCCTCTTTTTTCTCAGGAGAGCCTTCTTCTTTTTCCTCTTCTTCTTCAATTTCTTCCTCTTCCTCATTTATTTTTTTTTCGTCTAACATATAAGCTGTATTTATTTTACTTGGATATTGTAGATATAATTGTTTTGAAAACTTGAGAATATCTATAATAGCTGTAAAAATTTAACTTGGGTTATTATGTTTAATTTTTATATTGATATTACTTTCTATATGCATTGTTCTCACAAGATGCCTTATTGCAAGATGCAAAGTTATAGAAAGTAATATCAATGTTTAAAACTCTATTCAAATATTGGCTGTGGTGCGTGATTATTTCTGAATCTAGTTACAATTTCTTCCTTTACTAGATTAAGCCAATTTTCTATTTGCTGTTCACTACCTATTCTGCAACTTCTTACATCTCCCATTACTTCTTTAGCTCTTGGATGATTTTTAGGAAATACTTGTTTTCTTTCTAATACAGCTGAATCAACTAATTCTTCTGGAACTTCTATTTCAAGAAGCTGAAATTGACCGAAGCCCAATATCCTAAATACAAATTTTGTTCCTAGAACACGTTCAACGATTGCACTTACAGTTTCGTCTGGTGTGCTAACTGGAACATTACTTACCTTTTCTGTTCTAAGCTTTAGATTCTCTGTCTTTAGTTTTTGTATTTCTTCTTGTAAACTTCCTATTGATGTATCCTCCTCCCTTTCTAACGCCTTTAAATCGTTTGTAATTTCTTCTGACATAAATTATTTTATTGGCATCTTTTTTTAATTTTATTTTTTCTTTAGATGTTTCTTTGCTTGTTCTGTTTCTATTGCTTTTAAAGATTCAACTTTATTCTTACTCTCAGATTCTTTTATGTTCTTATATTCAACTAACTCCAAATTATCACTTACTAATTTTCTGTTATCTTTTTTAAGCTCCTTAATTTCTTCTTTTAGTAATGGAATAGAACGTAGAACGTCATCCAATTTATCATCCTCAATTGACTCAAGACAATCGGCAAGATTCTGAGCCTCTTGTGCGGTTGTGCAGTGAATAAGAACTTCCTTTTGGGATTTATTAAAACGCATATTTTAGGGCATCGTTTATATTAAATCGTTTATCTCTGGAATGAATCCAGACTTTCCTTTATTAACAAATAGTTCTGCAGGGACCTTTACTCTATATGGGAATGTTACCAAATCACCTGCCTTTTGATTGCTTTTTAGTTTAATTGTTACATTAGTGTTAATATGTCTTACCGTATTTAATGTAGTAGGCATAAGAGCTTCCTGTTGTTCGTCATTAGACATTAGAAAGATTGCAGACAATATCTCTTCAAACTTTATTGTTGATTTTCTCTTTCCTACCTTGATTTGTAGCAATTTCTCTTCCTTTCCAGTGCTATCAATATCAATTACTAATTGAATGGAAGTTTTATCTGTTCCTGAAAGATTCTTGATAAATATTTCGTCATTTTTTATATTTTCTAACATTTTATTTCATTGGTATTGGTGGTTTATCTTGTAGAACTTCTGTTTCTAGTTCTTCAAGTAATCCTACAATATTTGATAATCCATAATTAACACACGCCTCTCTATATACTTCATCTTTAGTTAGTGTTTTTACATCAATTTCCGAACTTGTAACCTCTTTTATCTGTTCCTGTATATTTAACTTAAAATTATCCCAGTGCTCTGATTTAATTAGTGCCTTTGTATTAGCATTTGGTTTTATTTTATTCATAGTATTTGTGTTTCTTCTTCTGGAACTTCCGTTGTAGAAGTTTCAGGAATTTGTGATTTTAAATCTTGTGGTAGTTTATCTTTGCCATATACTTGTTCTCCAAACTTAGCCATTTCAGATTCTTTTGATGGTTTTTCATTCAACCAAGTTTCGGGTAGCCAATCCTTTTCATTCTCATCCCACGCCTTTAATAATTCTGTTAGTGGCTTCTTTGCAAGCTCTGGACCAAGCTGTAAAAATTCAATAACTTTTGAACCAAGCTGTAAAACATTACTCTTTTCAACCTCTTTCCACGTAGCAAGTAAAGATTGTGCCTTGATAGTAATATCGCCTCTCCATCTTATAAACTCAGGTGTCATTCTAAAGAACTTCTCTTTATCACTTGGAACGAACATTCCACTCTCATCTTTTTTAACATTTAATGAAAATTCTTTATATCTCTTAGCATAAAAACTACCCTTTTCATCAATAAAATAGAATTTAGTATTATCCTTTATCTCTTCTCTATATGCTTTTATTTCCGCTTCATCAACAAGATGTTCTACCATTGGAATGGTATATGATTGATAAGTAAGGTCTATTGTCTTTAAAGCCTCTACTTCAAGGGCAAAGCCAATATTATCAAGAGGTAATTTTAATCTTTTCAATGCGGACTCCTTTGCTTGTCCTATCTCAAATGCAGTTTTACCTGATATTTCTCCCTCAAGTGTTGGTGTTATTCCAGTATCATTATCAATATCTTTCTGTAATAAATCCATTCCAAACTTTGCATCTTGCCCTGGACCTGGAACTTCAAGCCAAGAAATCTTACCTATTACTTTTCTAATTAACCCTGGAACAATCTTTATCTTTTCTTGACTTCCGAATGCTTTCTTATCTTCTATAAATCCCATCTTATAAATTGAAAGAACAATCTGGTCAATCGTCATATTCTTTATCTTATTCTTGAGCTTCTTATTGCCTCTCATTATTTCAATTGGAGCTACACCATAAGGAGTGTCTGGATGTCTCATATTCCAGAATGTAGTCCAACAGGATAATTCTTTATGGTCAGCTGGTAAAGGAGTATTAACAAGAATAATCCAATATCCTTCTGATTTAATTCTTGCTATAAATCTATCTTTCCAGTAAGTTTCATAGAACTGAACTGTGTATATATCTTTTGTTGTCAGTTTTTTCTTGCTCTCTTCTGGCTTATTTTCTTCTTCTATTACTGAACCATTTATTTGAACGAACTTAAAGTTTGCACAATCACCAAACTCGGATTCTAATTTGTCCCAATTATAATCTTCTTCCCACATCCAATCTCCAATAGATTCAGGGTCATTTGCCTTTGCCATATCATCAAACCATACTCTATGTGGATTCAATCTTTTTCTAATTGGCTCGGTAAAGCTCTTTATTTCTTTCTCTTCTTCTTTTGACTCTCTTGTTTCTGGATTATATTCAGTAATTTCTGAAATAGTCCTTACTTTTTGTTTTAAAAAGGTTCTTCCAACTGCCCAGCCATATTTACCTAAATCAAATATAAATGCTTTAAGTTGTTCTCTTGAGTATTGTGTCTTCCAAGATTTTTCGTAGAGCTGTTTTTGAATCTCTGTTGTTGCTTTATATTTCAATCCATCAGGAGATAAAACTGCCTTTGGGTCATTCTCAAATAAAATAGATAATGCAACCATTAACTTAACATAAGGGTCATTACTTGCATTATTAGATTGCCAATCTTCTACTCCTAATTTTGCAAATTGACTTGTTCCTCTCCATCCGAGAGTTTCATTCTCAACTAAAACAGCTTTGCCTGAGCCACTTGCAGTTCCACCGAGTTCATCTCTAACTTGACAATCTATATCAGCCTGTGCCATTAAATTATCAATATTCTGTCCAAATACATCCTTTCTATTTTCTTTCAATTCAGTTTCTCTGTTGTCAAGATATTCGTTAATATCATTCTCATCATCACTCAATTCTATCTTTGGTATCTCTTTATCTTCTTGAATTTTTAGTTTATTAGTCATTTAATAGTTTTTATTAGCAATTTTTAAATCTCCGTGAGTATCTTTTTTTATCTTATTATCAAAATGCTGTTCTGCTTCTGATTTTACAAAATCCTCTTGTTCTGCGTGAGGAGCATAAGCTATGTCGTCAATATAAGCCAGTGAATCTATAAGATCATCATTCCTGCTTTTTGGAAATAATAAACACTGCTCAATTAGTTTATCTGTATGGTCAAAGCGTTGGTCTTTGTGCTTAAAATATATCTTACCATATTGAAAGCGTGGGACTAACTTTCCCTTAATTCTATCTTCCTTTCTAACTCCTTTATCTTTTAACTCAATTACGTTCGGAAAGATACCTCTAACTTGCATTTCTTTTTCTATTAAAGGAGCAATAGTATCTTCATACGCCTTTTCTTCCACTCCGATCATAACTAGATTATAACTCTTGAAACCAGCCCAAATATCAAATAGTAATTCAATTCTTTCTGTAATGTTTAATTTGAGTTGTTTTGAATATATTATAAACCAATTAAATACTTCATCTACTCCTACAACCGTTATTCCAGTATAATCAGCTCCTTCGTTTTTACTCTTAGCATAATCAATTGCACAAAATGTAACAATCTTCTTTTCGTGTAATTCATTTAGCTTAAAATTGTTATTCATCCACTCTTCTTTAAAATCCTGTAATTCTGTTGCGATTGGATGTTGTTGATATAAAGAACTCCAATTATATAATCCTTGACTCTCTTTAATCTGTTGTAATTTTTCTAAATCAAATTTCCATTCCCATAATGCTTCTCCTTTTTTTCTATATTCTTCATCTTCTTCTGATATTGCCTTAAATTCTATAAGCTTACATCTATCTTTAAAACCCTCATCTTCTAATAAGCGTCCAGCCAAATCATCTAAATGCCATCTTGTAAGGATAATAATAACGCTTGCATTCTTCTCTAAACGGGTGTAAGCGGTGGTTTTGAACCAATTCCAATGCTTATCTCTTATAACCTTACTATTAGCCTCTTCGCTGTTCTTGATTGGATCATCAACCACTAAGACATTCGCACCACGTCCAGTAAGAGCTCCTCCAATACCAACAGAAGTATAACTTCCATTCTTTTCTGTCTGCCATTTTGCCTTTGCCTTTGCATCTACTCTTAAAGATAAATCAAATATCTCTTTATATGCTTCTCCAGATACTAAATCCCTTGTCTTCGTTCCAAAATCTTGAGCTAATTCACCTGAATAAGATGCTGTGATTACTTCTTTTGTTGGGTTTTTGCCTAAATACCAAGCAGGAAAATTGATTGTTGCAAGTTCTGATTTACCGTGCCTCGGAGGTAAGCATAAAATAGTTATTTCTTTCTCTCCTTCCCCTCTTTCTATCTTCTCTAATTCATTTGCAATCACCTCTAAATGAAAGTTTGACTTATAATTCGGATTGGTTGCTATGCAAAAGTCCAGTAGGTGTGTCCTCGCTCTTTGGTTCACCATCTGTATCTTCAACAACTCTTCGTGCGATTGTTCGGATTTGATTTTCGTCATAAATAGAAACTTTAATTGGTTCTCCATCCTTATCTCCAGCTATTGTTGTCTCATTTGGGAGTAATTTATTCTTTGCATACTTCTCAGCATATTCCAGACATTTCTTATGTCGTTGCTCTTCTGTAAATCGTTCGTTTGTGCATTCATATAAAATAGCATCTAAGAAAATATTCATCAGCTTCTTCCTTTTCATTTCAATTGTCTGTGGTAATTCTATTGCCATATTATTGTTGGTATGAAAATTATACACATATAAATATTGCCCCACCTCAGCCATTATTTAATCATTTAGTGTAAATATGATAAAGGCTTACGAATTTTGTTTTAAAACAAAATATCTTTTTTTTAATCAATCACTTATAAGGCGTGAGGTAGGACATTATTTAGTAATTATTTTAATAATTTTATACTTGAAATAATCCCACAAATTCATATTCATCTTCTTCTTTGTCCTTATACACCAAGCTATGAATAAGGAGTCCTTTGGTTTATCTATTAGCTGGGACTTTAAATATACTGAAATTCTCTTATTGCGTAGGTCTTTGTTTATAAACTTTGCACTAGCTGAACATTCGTGTGTAAAGTTATTACTTTCACACAATAAACATTCTCCACCAACACTAAAATGCTCTTTCTTCTTCAATGCTCTTCTAATTGATAGTGCTGTGATTAGAAATTTATACATAAAGTTGGTGACGGTAGTAGGAATCAAACCTACCCAGCTATATTAGCAACAGTTTTACAGACTGCCTTGTGTTCATAACAATATATACCGCCTATAAGTCCCTACTTTAGGAACGGAGCGAATAAACGCCAATAGTTTGCTTAAATCATCACTTAGTCGGTAGAGGTTTGACTCTACAGCTTACACAGCATAGTTAGTGCTTTTTGCATTTACAGGGAGACCGACTCCCACACCTATTACTAATAGGCATAATCGGCATAAGAGCTACTTAGTTAAGGTAGATTGTCACGGTTCACAGCCCGCCCACAACTAAGTGATAGTTTAAACAAACTTACAATGCCCTCCGATGGCTAACAATTTCCTTCCTAGGGAGGTATGTACAGGGTCGTTAGACCACCATCGGAAAGCTAACCCCATCGACTAAGCACGTGTCTTCTTAGCAGGTAGGGCGTGATTAGTGCTTTACGTAAGCATTGTAAATTTGTTTAAATCCTTACGCTTCCAACCGAGTTTACTTTAGTTGTGGATATTATTTCGGAGGTAAACGTCCGTAACCACGCATATCGAGTAGCTGACCTTACTTGTAAACTACGACTTTCTCTTGTTGGAAGTGTAAAGATTCAATTTTGTTAGCACGAGACACAAAAGATTTAATACCCACTGCTCACCTCGTGAGAAATGAGCGGAAAGACTTATGTCTGCATAAAGCAGGCGGAGGATACTATTCTTTAGGATGTATATATAGTTCAGCTTCCTCGCTTTTATAATAGCTCTTACCACACTCTGGACAAGTAGGTGTTGAAGAGAATCTATAGTATGTTCCATCTCCCTCTACCCTCATACCCCACTTAGCTATTGGTACAAAGTCTCCTTCAAGTATACATTTCCTAGTTTCTTTAGTCATACTTATATCAATTTATTATCCTTCAAAACTCCAAAGAGCTGACTACTTAGAGCATCAACAACAAGCTCTTCTGTTAGTTGTGCGTGCTGTAGACCTGAATTACAGAAGCAAGCGTGCATTATTTCGTGTAGTAATACTTTCTTCTGTTGGTCTTCTGATAACTCCTTAGAGATTATTATTAAATTCTTAGCAAGGTATATCTTACCTAAGAAACCATCTTCTCTTATCTCATCACCTAACTGTATCTTATACTCCTCACCGCATATCTTTATTTTATCAAGCATATAAATAAAAAAGACAGCTAAAAACTAGCGTCTCGGTTTGCGTTTTTTACTTGAACCACACGGCATAGGTTTATGGTTACTATTTATGTATTAATTATATAATACTATTTTCAAGAATGTCAACTATTCTCTATTTTTAGTCTTATCTCACATTACTACCCCTCTAAATCCTCAATCCAGATGGTATCTGTCCACATTTGCCACATTGTCCCAAATTCTTATCAACACAGACAAAATAACTAAAGCAGTATTCACATCTGCGTAATAGTCCTCCCTTTTGTAGTGCTAATTTCTGAGCGTATGATAATCTATCAGCAATTTGTTTAGGAATCGCCTCAAGAGGATTTGTGGATTGTGGTGTTGGTTTTTTTAGCATATTTATAATTCTTTATTTCACTATAACATTTCTTACAAATTAAAGTATGTGCTTTAAATTTATTAGGAATACAACTATAACCCCATTTAAAAGAAATATATTCAAAACAAATAGCACACTTTGCTTCTTGTGTATTATAAATCAGAATATTGTTGATGACACATTTTGGTCTTTTTGGTTTTGGCATAGGCTAAATTTAGATATAATTTAAGAGTTATGCACAGTTTAACATAGTTTTTGTTGCCTATTTTCTTCTTCTTTTTTCTCTTTCCAGTATTTTAGGCGGGCTTCGGCTACTTTAAGAAAGTCAGCGTTTATTATTTTTATTATAAACATCTTGTTCCCAAACTACTTTTACTTTATAACCAAGTGAAATAGCTTTTTTAATTTTGTTTTTATCATTTTCTAAATTCTTTATTTGTATAGGATATAATTTTTTATTTGCATAAACTCGTGGGTCGGCGTGCCAAAATGTTCCATTAACTTCTATTAAAAGGTTTTCTTCTGGGATATAAAAATCAAATAAATATTTACTAACCCTATACTGTTGAACAAATTTTATATCTTTACTTTTTAAATATTCTGCATAAAGATTTTCTAACTTATTATACGCCTTTCCTGTTTTTCCTTCTTGAATTTGTTTGCAAGTAAGTAATGCGTGCTTATATCTATTTTTTGGATTTAAAAATTGCCTCGTATTAGCTTCTCTTATTTTTTCAATAGCTTCTGGTGTATGTGTTCTACCAAACATTCCATTTTTTTCTCCAATTCTTGCTTTACCTTTTGATTTTATTCCACATCTTTTAATTATATTTCCAATTCCAGTTTGACTAAATCCTAAAATTTTAGAAATTTCTTCCTGAGTTTTATCTTGCTTGATATAAAGTTCAATAAGTTTTTCTTTCGTAATTTTATCACTTCCATTTGATAGTATTTGAGCAGTAGAAAAATCTCGTCTTGGAATATTTAATTTAATCATCCATCTTCTAATAGCAGGATAAGAAACATTAAACATTTTTGCTATTTCTGGAACTGTTTTATTTTGATTCCAATATAAATCTTTAATTTGATTAAGTTGTTTTTTTGTAAGTTTCATATACTAATATAGTAGCATACCTTGAAACTTTTGTAAAATCACATAATAAGGCGTGGAAAGGCTCGCCTTTATAGGTTTTGCACCATTTAATTATATCTTGATTTTCTATTTTTATCATAAAAAAGTTTAATGCTCAAATCGTTTCATACTTGCCTTATCATAAGCACTTAAAATCTCTTTTTTATTTCGTAATGGGTATCTTTCATTATCATCTGTGGATAATTCTGTATTTATTAAATAATGAACCGAAGAATCACCATCTGTAATAAAACATAGTTCAGGTTTTTTAGATCGTCTTGCTAAAGCAAGTAAGCCATCTTCATTTTGAATATGAATATCTGTAAGTAATCGTGCAACATAATTTCCTAAATAGGGAGAGCCTGCAATAACTAAAAACTGCTTATCTTTAAGTAATTCTGCAAATTTTAAGCATTTGTTGTCTTTAAATTGAAAACTACTATTTTTTATTTCTATCCACAAGTTATATTCAGGTAAGTAAAAATCAGGTAAATACCAGAAACTACCTAAATCAAATCCTTTCGGCTCATATTCATATTTTATCTGTAAAGAATCAAAGAAAACTGACCACCTCGCTTCAAGACGACTTCTGTAATAATTACCATTATAAAACGTATCAATTGCTTTTATTTTTTTCATAAATTTTTAACTTAATAATTAAGTCCGCAATCCCTAACCTTTACATAAACTTTAACCAACCTAAGGGTTAAAGGTTATGTAGTAGGGATTCAACAACCTTCTCCATTTTTCACCCATAACCTTTCCATAACCTTTTACATAACCTTCTCATAATAAACTACCCTTTATTTGCTCATTTTCAGCCAAAAAATATCTCTTTTCATTGCTTCCTTGCCCCTTGCCTCCACTCTTCCTTGTAGACATAATTTTCTGTTCTTTTTCAAGATAAATAATGTTTTTATTTATAGTATCAAACTTACCAAAATCTTTAAGATGTTCTGCAATTTCTTTCTTTGTTTGATTTGTTTCCATTTGCAATTTAATTGTAATTGCATTACAAATTTCTTCACTTATACCAGACGAATCAATCTCACCTCTATATTTCCAATTAGTTAATTTAGTTACAGAATCATAAATAATATCAACACCAATTTTATTTATAAAATCAGGACGTCTTTTCTTTTCTTGTTGAATGGTCATTTCAATCACACTTTTATCATTATCAAGTTTAGCAACAGAATTTACTAATAAATGACTACCAACCTTATTTATAAGCACAGTTGAACCTCTTGCAGATGCTTGACTAAATCCCTCACCATTTTGAGCCTTTCTGTGATGATGTAAATATAAAACTGTAACCTTTGTATCAACAATTAATTTAAGCATCAATTTAGTAATTTCACCCATATCCTTTGTTTTATTCTCATCTAATCCGTGAATTGTGCTAAAAGTATCTAAAATTAAAAAGCCAATATCATTCTTAATAATATATTTTTTAAGCCAAACATAATCACTTTCATTATCAATTTGCCAAAATTGTTCATACAAAAAGAAAATATCAGAACTATCTCCCTTAAAAATAGATTGAATTCTACCAATAATTAAATCTTCATCCATTTCTTGGTCAATAATTAATACTCTTTTTTTCTTAGCACGATATTCTTCAAACAAAGCTCCACCAGTTGCAATTGCTTGTGCCATTATTAAGGCAATCAATGATTTACCTCTTCCAGAATCAGCAGTTAAAGATGTAATCGCACCCTCTGGTATAAGACGATCAATCAAATAAGGAAACTCTTTTATCTCTTTTTTAGCTAAATCATCAAGTTTTATTACATCAAATAATTCTATTCTATTACTAAATTTACCAAAAAAATCATCAAATGTTCCATCTTTATCAAAAAAATCAGTAATATCTCCCTTTTCACCTATTTCATCTGGTAATATAATATTATAAATATCTGACTTTTCAACCTTTTCACACATCTTACATAAAGTTTCGGATTCTTTTCTACCATCATTATCTAAACAAATATAAATATTACGCTGTTTATTTAACTTATCAATAGGTAATTTACTTAAAGCACCCTTGCCAAATGGTAAAGAAATTGCAGGTATACCGTTTGTAAGCAACATAAGGCAGTCTAATTCACCTTCAGTTATTACTACTTTATCGTGATCAGTATTTAATATATCTCCATTATAAAATGCACTTACTTCTTTTTGCTTCCCAGTAGGAAATACTCTAAAATCCTTTTTCCTTTCTGGAGTTGATTTACATTTTACATACATCCATTTATCATTAACTTTATATGGAAATGTTATCCAACTTAAACCTTGCCTATCTATATATTCACCGATTTTAAAATCTGCAATTATCTCATCTGTAAGAAAGCGTTCTGTTTTAAGATATTCTCTTATTTTTGGAGATAAGTTTAAATGCCAGTTTTCTACTTGATTATCAAATCCTTTTGGCGGTTCAGGTTTCTTATAGACTATACTTGTATCACCTTGTGCTTTTTTAAGAGTCAACAGATTACCTTTTTCTCCACACTTAAAACAATGAAAGAGTCCTTCATCCTTTGAAATATAAAAATGCCATCCAGCATCTTGACAATACGGACAAATTTTTATCTTCCATTCCTTATTCTCAGGTTTATGTTCCCATCCTTTGGATTGTATATATTGTTGTATATCTTGATTCATATGTTTTTAACAATTAAAAAACTCTTACAGGGCATTACATCCGCTTCTGGCTCGTAAAAACCAGTCCATGCTTGGAAGATATAATGCCGTATAAGAGTTTAATTGTTTACGATTTTTAAGCATATACATTTATAATAACATATTTTTAAAATCATAACAAGTGTATAACTATTTGCACTAAAGTTGTTGACTTATTTTTAGATATGTGTTATGCTTATTATATATGAAAGAATCAAGAACAACAGGACAATTATTAAAAAGAAGAATAAACCTAGCTTTATGGCTTTATTATGAAGAAGAATATAATATGATAGAAATATCTAAAATTCTAAATTGGGATAAAAGCCAAATATCAAGAGCTATAAATAATTGGAAAGGATTATCAGAAAGTATTAAAGTTGTGGATAACTCTTCAAAATAAAGCTAAAAAAAGCACTTGACTTATTCTGGTGGATGTGGTAATATGTAGTTAGGAGGTAAAAACAAAAGATTAACTCGTCAAAAGTAATTTTCGGAAATAACGACAATGTCGTCAAAAGTAATTGTAAAAATTATTTCTAAAAATTTACTATGACGAGCTAAACAAAGCTTGTTATTTTTTTATAGTAAAACGGGAAAAGATGCGGAGATTTGGAGAAATCCAAAAAAACTTTTGACGAGGTCTCCGCTTCTTAACCCTTATAAGTTCTATGCCAAAAAAATTAGATTTAGTTGGGCAAAAATTTAATAGATTAAAAATAATTAAATTTGCTTATATGAAAAATACAAGAAGTTATTGGTTATGTAAGTGTGAATGTGGAAATGAGAAAGTTATTTGTGGAACATATATTAAACAAAATCGAATAAAAAGTTGTGGATGCTCAAAAAAACTTCTAGTGGGTAAAAAAAATGTTTTATACAGGCACGGAATGTATAAAACAAGATTTTACAGAATATGGAAGGGAATAAAAGATAGATGCTTAAACTATAACTGTAAAGATTTTAAATACTATGGAGCAAGAAACATTAAGTGTTTATGGAAATCTTTTGAGAATTTTAGAGATGATATGTTAATTTCTTATCTTATTCACTGTGAAGAATTTGGAATAAAACAAACTACAATAGATAGAATAAATAATGATGGAAATTATTGTAAAAAAAATTGTAGATGGGCTACAAGACAAGAACAATCTAATAATAAACGAAAAAAACTAAAAAATAAATAAACCAAACATATATGACTACTCAAATAAACCAAATCGCAAAACTACAAGACATTAAACACAAAAAATCAAACACATACAGTATCTACATAAAAAGCCACTGTTCAGCACCAGATTTTGAAAGAGAATTTAAGGCGGAAAATATAGAAGAAGCATATAATAAAGCAAGAAAAATGATTGGTAATAATTGGACGAATGAGATGCTTTTTGGAAAGGTATGCTTAATGGAAGGAGGGTTGATTTAGTATGTCAGTTTTTAATCCAACATCAGATTGGGAATGTCTAAGTCTATCACTCTTATTGATTGTAATAACAGTAGTAGCAATAGGTTTATGTATAGTATTTCCAATACTAATTCCAGTATTTATAGCATTTATTATAGCTAGATATATATTTACTGGAATTTACTAATATGATAGCAATACTATTACTAATAATCATTTTCATATTATGTCCTCCAATCTTCTTTATATTCCTTGGAATTTTAGGACTTGGTGTGGCTATAACAGCGATTGTATATATTGTTCTTGGATTCCTTGGTATTATAGGAATTTTACTTAGACCAATAGTTATGATTTTTGAATGGATAAATGAATATTCTGAAAAAATTAAAGAAGAGAAAGTTAAAATTGAAAAATAATAATATGAAAATTGATACCAACAAAATGCTTTATGGATTCTCAATTATAGGAAAAGGATTTGGCAATGATGTGGAAGAAGAGGAGAAATTAGTATTTGCTAATTTAGAGGAAGAAGAAAAACAAGAAGGGAATTTTATTGAAGAATATGAGGAAGAAGAAGATATGGAAGCCGAGAAGTTAGAATTGGAAAAGCAAAGGGTGTTTGAAGATCAGATGGATATAAATAATAATTAGATAAATAATAATATGGAAAAATACTACTTCACATTTGGTTTTGGTCAACCAATGAGAGAATTATTAGATTATGTAGAAATTATTGCAGAAGATTATAGTAAGGCAAGAGAAGAAATGGTTAAAAATTTCAACGCCCGCTGGTCTTTTCAATATGATGAAGAGAAATGGAAGGGTCAAGCCGAAGAATTTAATCTTACTAGATATATTACAATATGTGCATAAACTGCAAATCAAAAGAAATTAAATATAAAACACTAAAACTATGTAAAATTTGTTATAACAAAAAGTGGAGAAAAGAAAATACAGAGAGTGATTCTATATATCGTAAAAAGTATTTTAAAAAGAACTGGGCTAGACAGTTAGAACGGATTAAAGATTGGCAGAAAAAGAATGCGAAACGATATAAAGAACTTCTCAAAAAGTATCGTGAAAACAATAAAGAAGCTATTGCGTTGAGAGGTAGAGAATACTATAAGAAGAATCGAGCAATGATACTTGAGAAAGCTAGATTAAAAAAATTAAATAAATAAACTATCACAAATATGCTACAAGTAAAGAATCTTGCAGAAATGCAAAAAAAAGGAAATCAAACTATAAGTATTCTAATTTATGGCGAAAGTGGTTCGGGTAAGACTACATTCGCATCAACATCTGCTCAGCTCGGAAAGGTTCTATATATAGATTTAGAGAATGGAACGAAATTTATAGACAAAGAACTATCAAAAAACATTGATATTATGAACATTTCCAGTATTAACGATTTAGATGATATTTTTGTTGAAAGCAACATTACAGAATATAAAACGGTAGTTATAGACAGCATTACTGATTTATTAACTCGTTTAATTGAAGAAGTGAAAGGAGGAAAAGAAAATGTTTCATTGCCTGATTGGAATATAATAATCGGGAAATTTGAAAGGTTAATGAGGAAGCTAAGAAAATATGAAAAAAATGTTATTCTAATTGCCTTGTCTCAAGACAAAGAAGACGAGAATAAGATTATTAAAAGACCTATGCTTGCGACAAAAGGATTGCCTCATAAAATACCAGCATTATTTGACTATATACTATATATTGCACAAGATGATTTACACAATAGATTTATTCTTACAAACGAAACAGGTAAATACCTCGCAAAATGCAGAGTATTTAAAAATCAAGAACTTCCGAATAAATTAGAAAAAGAACAGATTAATTTTAAATGGTTCTATGAGTATGTTTTAGTTCCTGCCCAACAAGCATCTCCCGAGCAAATCCAAGAAGTAAAAGATAAGTTTAAAGAATTAAAAATTACACAAAATCAAATTACAGACGCTTTAATTTGGGCAGGTGTAATAGATATAAAGCAATTAACTGTGCCTGCGTATCAGAAGCTTGTAGAATTATTGGATAAAAAATTAGCGATGAAGAAATAATAATTAACTAAAAACAAATTTATGTGGACATATATAATATTAGGAGGAATATCAATAATTGCTTTCTTGTGCTGGTTTTTTCCTGTTTATGGGGTTTGGGTAAGTAAAAAAAGTGGTGAAGCAGAATTGGAGGAAGCAAATTATAAAGAACAAATAGCTGTTGCAGAAGCAAGAGCAAGAAAAGGAGCTGCAAATTTAAATAAAGAAGCTGAGATAATAGATGCAGAAGCAGTTTCTATTTCAATAAATACAATCGGTAAATCATTACAAAAAAATGATAGCTATCTTAGGTGGCAATGGATAAAAATGATGGATAAGACCGAGAACTCAACTATTTATGTTCCAACAGAAGCTAATTTACCAATACTTGAAGCAGTAAGAATGCAAAAACCACCAATAACAAAAGAAGAAGAATAAATATATGCTATCAGCCTCATCATTACAATGTTTTACAATTCCTTAAAAATATGATATAATACTTATATAATTTAGCTAAATGAGAACCCAAAAGACCGCCAAACTATACTCTCATTTAGCTGGCGGTCTTTTGTGTGATTAAATAATATGCCAACAGGTATTTATAAGAGAAAACCACTAACAGAAATACATAAAAAAAGAATAGGTGATAGTAATAGAGGAAAATGGGAATATATCAACTGTAAATTTTGTAATAAAATAGTATATACTAAAGAAAGTGCAAAAAGAAAATATTGTTCAAAAAAATGTGTCGATAGAGATAAAGTAGGAAAATATGTAGGTGAAAATAATCCAACTTGGACAAAAAACCCTAGCTATACCGTTGTACATCAGTGGATGAATAAAACTTATGGACATTCTAAAAATTGTGAACATTGTAAAAAGGTTGGAAAATATATAATTTATGAAAGACAAAATCAAAAAATAAAAAGATGGTCTATTGAATGGGCATTAAAAAAGGGTTGTAAATATGAACGAAAAAGAGAAAATTTTCTTTATCTATGTGTAAGTTGTCATAGATTATATGATGGAAATACAGGAGTTAATCGCAAAAATGGTAAATTTGTTAAGTGTAGAATTTGTTCAAAAGAAATTTATAGAATAAAATGCCGATTAAATAAAAATGGAAATTATTTTTGTTCACATAAACACTATGTTAAATTTTTAAGAAATAAACAATAATATGTATTCATACAGCTCCCTATCTCTCTACAAAACCTGTCCTTATAAATACTTCAAAAAATACTTTACAAAAGAAGTAGAGCCAGCCAGCCCAAGTATGCAAAAAGGTATAGATTTTCACAAGTTAATTGCAATGAAGAATATTGATTTAGTTGCAGATCTATATGACCCAGAAATTATTAAAGCCGTGAGGATGTTAAAAGAAACAGAAGAATATAAATCACTTAAAATAATAAAGACCGAAGCTAAAATCCGACAAGAGGTTGATGGACATAACTTTTTTGCAATAATTGATTGTTTGGCTAAAACAAAAGATGGAAAAGATTTGATTATTGACTGGAAATACACAAAAGGAAATTGGACAGAAGAAAATGAAGAACAATATGCAATCCAAAAAGCATTGTATAAAAAAATCACAGGAATTACTGAATTTTGGTTCGTAAATATCACAAAACACAAAACTCCAAGAATTGAATTTTTAAAAGATAGTAAAGAAATGGAATGGTCAGAAGTTTTAAACCTTATAAAGAAACTCAATGGCGATTTTCATTATATTCCCAAAGATTCTAATTCTTGTTTCTGGTGTTGTTGGAAACAAAAAGACTGTTCACTATATTTTTAAACAAAAAATAAACTAACAGCTATATCCGAAACAAATAAGGATAAAGCAAAAAAACGTATGTCAGACATAATGACACCAGAAGCAAAAGAACATTTGGATATGCCAGATGATTCTTCTGCACTAAAGTTTCTCAAGAATGAACATTTTCTTGGAGAAGGATTACAATTAAGTTTATTAAAATCAGTTGAGAGAATAAAAGGAACTTTCAAGAATGAAAAGACTGGAGAATTTCCAAATGCTTTACTCTTTACATTCATAAATGCACAAGGCGTTGAGCAGACCTACGAAAATCAATCTAAAAATGGGAAGAGATTATTGAAAGCAATGGTAGAGGCTCATATACAATTAAATGAAGCTATGCTAATCAAATCAGAACAGATTGATGATTATAATTGGAGTTTTGCAGTCACAAAAGGAGTCCAACCAACTCAAACACCAACAACCCAACCAACCCAAACTCCAGAACCAAGCACTCCAGTAAATCCAGATCAAGTTCCTTTTTAATCAAAACGGGCAGAAGCTTTTTATTTAGTCATATTTGGTCTTCTGCCCCCCTATTCCTGGGTGTCCTCGCTAGTGTTCTTTAGCAGTTCTTCTAGCGAGGCATCAAGATTTAATAAATTAAGTAGAAGAATATATGAAAAATATAAAAACAATAGAATTTCCAAATACAGTTGCTGATATAGATATGAGGTCTTATGAAATTGGGAAAAACTGTGATGACATAAAATTAATAATGAAATCTGGTGAAATGTCTGGAATACAGTGGTTTCAAATAATAAAAAATAACAATATAATAGCAGAAATTAAAGAAAGTGTTTGTAATCTATACGGAGAAGATGGGGTTGAAAAAGATACAGATTGCTCTTTGTAACCCATAATCAACACCTGAGAAGGGGACTGCTAGGGTGGTAGGATTGGAGGATGGGCAGAAGAAAGTTTAAAACCTTTTCACTTCTGCCCAATAACGAGCAATTCAATCCAAAGTTGTGACCTCCATCCTTCTAAAGATTGAATCGCTCATTATTGGGAAATAACTTAATAAAACCAAAACAACAGCCACGTTGGCTTGAATAAACTAAAAAACACTATGACAATAAAAGAACAACTCAAAAAATGGTATTTAGAAGACCATATTTCTATTAAAAAAATAGCTAAAAAATTAAACCTTTCCTACGGAACAGTTAAGAGATATTTTGAAATAAATAATATAGAGATTTATCGTAGAACAAAAACAAAAGAAGAAATAATCGTAGAAAGAATAAGTAAAGAAGAGATTATTGATTTATTAAAAAAATATAACTGGAGTGCGATTAAAGCCGCTCAATCCATAAATATAGATTATAAACATTTTAGAATTTGGACTGACTCCTATAAAATCCCAAGAAAGTTTAAAAGAAAACCAAATGGACAAAAAATGACAGATGAGGAATATATACAAAGGTTTGAAGAATGGTCAGAATTTAGTATAGAAAATCTATCGGAACTAACCCCAACAACAGAATAATATGAAAAAAGAACTCCTAAAATATCTAAAAACTAAATATCCAGAAATAGATACAGAGGATTGGTGCGTGCATCGTTTTGGTAGAGATTATATCATAATATATAATAGCCCTGATTTGAGAATTGAATTAGATGTTGAAAAAGGCAAATACACTTTAGAAGAACTGAGAACAAAGGTAATTAAGCAAGGTAATGTAAAGAATATTTTATGACAAAAACTAAAACACCAAAGGCGGAGGGATTTAGGTATGACGAAATATAACAAGAATATTAACCTATATCACGGAACATCTAAGAGAAATTTAAAATCTATTTTGAAGCACGGACTTCGGAGAGCAAAAAAACGTGGAAGTTTGTTACGAAAAGGTGGAGATACAGTTTATGTTTATTTTTCTCCAAAGATAGAAATAGCACAAAAATATGGAAACTTAGTTATAAAAATAAACGGAAAAGGATTTGATTTAAGAGTATGGGAGACAGATACAGAAAATCAAATTATGGTATGCGGTGATGTTCCGCCAGATAAAATTGAAGCAACATTTAAATACTAATTACTTGCAATATGACTAAAATAGAAGATTTTTTAACACAAATAATAGGTATGGGTATCTTAATATTTATTTTTTATCTTGCCTACTTGTGGATTAAATCAGAGGGATTATTATTAAAGTAAAAATATTATGGAAATAACAAAAAACAATACTAAAGTAAAGAATACATATATTTTAGACAGTACATTTGTTGGTGCATATGAACCTGGTTTAGTTTATGAGCTTGAAAATGGAGTATTCCTAAAGCAGGTAGAAACGAATCGTATAGGATTTGAAGAAGTAAAAGACAAAGAGACAATACTATTTTTAAATAGTTTATCTAAATAAAAATATGAAACAAAAAACCAACCCCCTAACAAAAAAACAGAAAGCAAAAATTGATAAGGGTGTAGATAAAACAATAAAAGATTTCGGCGATACACTTAAAATGATGGGTGGAGAAGAGCCAAAGGTTGCGGAGAAGTGGGAGGATGAATTTTATGATAAATTCAAGCTCATTCGTACAGAGGTTTTATATGAAATGGAACAATTCATCGCCAAACAAGTCGCACAGGCACGAGAAGATGTAGTAGCAGAATACAACAATTATTTACTGGCAAGATTTAATGACTATGATGTCCCACTCCGTATGACAGCAAATAAAGTTAGAAACTTACTTAATGAATTTTTAAATGAATATGACACAAAAAAATAAAAAGGAATACGATTTTGAAGAACTCGCACACGCCTTTCAAGATGCTATGCAACCACCTCATTGCGAAGAATGGGGTGATGGGTATTGGAAAGCTATTGATTTTTGCAAGGATTATTTTGAAGAAGAAATCGCACAAACACAAAAGGAAAAACAAAAAGAAATCAATAGATTATTAAAAGAAACTTTAGAACGAGGAGATGATTTGAAAGGTAGTATTAAGAATTTAATAAAGATTTATAACAAACTAAAATAATATGAAAAAACCAACAGAAAAATTTTTAAACGAAGATTTATCATCAAGTAAGTCAATAGACGAAGATACAATAATAAATGCTGAAGGAGCATATAAAAAATTTAAGGTTCCAAAAAAGCTTTGGTATGAATTATCAAAACATCACAAACTACTTTTTTCTATAAGTCAAAACAAAGAAAATATAAATATAAAAATAAATACTGCATTTATGGCTGGATTTGTTGTTGGATGGATTGAAAATAATAAAAAAATTAAATAATATATGAAAAAAAATAAAACACCAAAAAACATAACACTTGAAGAACACCTAAGCATCGCAGTAGATTCGGCTAATAAAGAACAGAGGGCGGTTGTGGAGAGGGCTAGAACACCAAAGGCGGATATTGTAGCAAACATTGTTAATAACCTTTTTTTACAAAGTGATTACAATGGCAAAGATTGGGAATCTGTCAGAAAAGAACTAATAAGAAAATTTCGTAAGCAAATCGCACAGGCACGTGAGGAAGCGTATGGAGAGGGAGCAAGAGATGGTGAAACAAAAACTCGTAATGGTGTTAAGCGTTTTCTATTTGGACATAAAGCTGGACGAAAGGAAGCGTTGCAGGAGGTGAATAAACTAATCACCGAAGAGATAAGCATCGCACATAGCGAAAAAGCTCCCACCAGCAGGCTTACAAGCTTATTTATGAAAATTACAAAACTATGACAAAAGAAAAAAATAAAGATGGGTGGGAGGAGGAGTTTGAAAAATTATACGAACCAAGTTTACTTGACGGTAAAAATCATCATCAATGGTTACCATATGAATTAAGGGGTTTTATATTGCGACAAATCACCAAAGCAAAAGCAGAGGGCAGGCGTGAAGCATACCGAGATATTCTCGCAGGCGTGCCTTTGGCTGAAAGTTTAGAAGATTTACAACAAACTATTAAAGAAAGATTAAAAAACTAATGCGATACGTCGCTAAATATATATGGGGAAAGAAAAACAAATTAAATATCCAGCCACCTATACAGTTCATTGGCCTACTGGCCCAGTTGATTGTTGTGATGAACACGCAAAAGGATTGATACTAATAGGTAAGCACTTAGGTAGCCATACAGTTGCAACCAAATTAGAAAAGCCATCAGAGTGTTCTAATTGTGTAAATGAAGCGAAAGATAACCTAAAAAACTAATGCGATACGTCGCTGAATATGTATGGAATTAAAATTATCACAAGAAGAATTAAGCGAAGCATTAAATAAACTATTTTGTGATTGGCGTTGTGAGGTAGCTGGAAGACAGCAAATAGGGTGGCAAGAAAAAGTTGATTTTATAAAAAATCCCAATAACTTTACTTTTTTTGATTTTATGCTTTGGTTAAAAGCTAAGGAAGATAAAAAAAAAGAAGAATAACCCACCACCCTCGCTGAAACAGTCTTAACAACCCCTAAAATCAAACTTAACAACCCACTATGATTAAACCTAAAAAAATAACTCCATCAGAATACGAGGAACAGAAAGCATTGGTAGAGTGGCTAGAACTCACTAAACACACCTTCTCCGCCATTCCACACGCAACGTGGACAAGTAGCTGGAAACAAAAGAACATCAACAAAGCAACAGGAGTAAGGTCTGGCGTGCCTGATATGATTGTGATTTTAAAAACTAAAGTTCCTCACTTATGCTTTATTGAACTCAAGCGTGTAAAAGGAGGTGTAATTTCTGGAACACAAAAAGCTTGGATAAAAGAATTAAACGAATGTGATGGTGTATATGCGAAAGTATGTAGGGGTTGGATAGAGGCTACAAATTATATAGAATTATTAGAAAGAGAATTATGACAAAACAAAAATCATTTCAAATCCGTTTAATCGGATACTGCCTAATCTGTTCTGCTATTGCATTCTACGGAATGTATAATATGGCGGTTGGCAGACAAATTGATTTAGAAACTTCAAAACTTGTAAAGCAACCTATAGAAACTCAATTTGTAATAGAAGATGTAGTAAAATATCCTATCATAACTTATAAGCGTTTAGCTGATATTTTAGATACAGAGGGGTATGATTGCAGAATGACAAAGGGAGATAATAATTATTATATTTGTGAATAATTTAATTAAATAAATAAATACTATGGAAAAAGTACCACCTAAACCCAAAAAAAGTAGTAAATATATTGAGATGAATTATACAAATATAATTCTTATTGGAGCGGTAATACTGTTTCTTGCGAGTATAGTTTTATGGGGAGCTAGTATAAAGAAATATAAAGAAGTTGAAGATTATGTTCGCACACTTGGGATTAAAAACATTCCTGCCTCTAATGTGATTATTGATTCTCCAGCAGGAGATATTGATTTACAAGAAATTATGAATAATACTTTCAAATAATATGCAACTACAACTTTACAAACGATTAGGTAATTTCGTTCTAAACTTACTGCTCGTTCTCGGCTTGATGTCGCTTGGAGCTATCATAGCGTTCTACTATTTCTTCACTTCCGATAGATTAGCAGTTCAAAACTTAAAGGAAATAAGAGACCTTAAATATCAAGTTCTTCAATTAGAAATTAAAGTAGATGCAAATGCTAGTGCTGAGGACGACAGAGACGATTTTATAGAAGATTGGTTAAAAGATAATTTTAGGTGGACATTTAAGAAATATCAAGAGTAGTATGAAAAAAATATTAAACGAAGAAAATCTTGGAGAAATGTTCCGTGTAACCTCTGATGGCTATTTTATAGGTATTTTTGTTGGGTATAAAAACAATTATTATATTTTTATAGAGATTGGTACTCCAGCCCACCAAGTATGGTTAAAAAAGAAAGATATTGAAAAACTTGAGACATATAAGAAGATTGAAAAGATTGAGACAAAATTATTTTATAATAAACCACTAAATAAATTGAAGTAGTATGAAAAAAAATAAAATACCAAAAGACAAAGAGCTTGATTTTGAACAAACATTGCATTGTATACTTACAGGAGTTTTACTAAATGGTTATTTTCAGGGTAAACTGGATAAAAGTTTAGATAAAAACATTGTTAACTTAGCAGATAAAAATTTAGATATAGCTGCCATTGAATTAGCAAAGAAAGAAATTAAAAAAGCCCTAAATAAATAGGGCTATGAACTAATTTTTGGGATTTAACCAATCCTCTGAAGAAATCTCAAATTCCACGTCTTTTGCTAATTGAATTGTTTCTCCGCAAGAACAACACCTGTAAATACCTCTCCTCTCATTTACAC